CGTGTGCTCTTCCGATCTCATACGAACCGCCATACGCGAGAAGCGGCAGAGCGGTAAAAACATCACTTGCAAGATTGACGGCTTTTGCGGCAGTGCGGCGGTAGGCATTGCGGCGGCGTGTGAATCAACATCAATCCCGGCAAGCGCATGGTTTATGATTCACGACCCCGCTGTATTCGCATACGGCTATTTTATGGCGGAGGACTTCACAAAAGGTTTAAACATGCTTGTCAAAATAAAGCAGGGCATTGTTGCGGCCTACGCCGCCAAAACGGGAAAGGACAAGCAGGAGCTTTCGGACTTGATGGCGGCTGAAACGTGGTATACAGGCGAAGAAGCCGTTGCAAACGGTTTTTGTGATGAAGTCATGTTTGAGGACGAAGCCGCGGCGGACAAGCCGCCGACGCCGGAAAACGCCGCCGCGTTTGATGTGTCCATGTATCAGAATGCACCCGCCGCGTTGTTAAGCCGCTATAACCCACAAAATAGCGGTTTATCATATACAGCACCAACAATAGCACCGCAAAACACAAAAAAAGGAGGTACAAGCATTATGGCAATTAGCACAGTAGCAGAATTACGGGCGGAGTACCCAGAACTATCCGCGCAGATTGCGGAGGAAGCCACCAATACGGAGCGGAAGCGGATTATGGATATTGAAAATATCGCGCTTCCGGGCTTCGACGAGGTAACAAACGCAGCGAAGTTTGAAAAACCCGTAACAGCCGCGGAAGTGGCAATGAATATCATTGCTTTGCAAAAGAAACAGGGCGGCGAGTACATCCGGAACAGAACCGAGGATGTAACCAACAGCGGCGCAAACGGCGTCGTGGCAAGCGGTAATGAGGGCGGAAGCAGCGATACAAACCCCTTCGACGCGGCCATTGACAGCGTATTGCCCGTAACAAAGTAAAGGGAGGGGCCGAATAATGAGTGCATACGGTGTAACAAACGAAGCGAATTACACGCCGGAGAATTTTATTGCGGGGGATTATCCTATTGTCAGAGATTACGGCACAATCAAGAACGGCGCAACGGTGCGCCGTCACGCGCCTGTTGTGAGGGGCGCAAGCGGTATCGAGGAAGCGGCGGCGGGTACGCTTGATAAGCTTATCGGCATGGCCGCCGCCGAACCGAGCGGCAACGAAATTGTTTACTATGCCACAGGCGAATTTTTTACGGAAGCAATCGTTTTGCCGGATGGCATAACCATGGACGCGCTAAAAACCGCGTTCGCCAAAATCAACATTTACATAAAGGAGCTGAAAAACAATGGCTAATGAAATGAGTATTTACGAACCGCGTACAATGGGGAAAATCATACAGCGTATGCCCCCGCTGCACACATTTTTGAAAAACACATTTTTCAAAACAACAAAAACGTTTACGACAAAAAGCGTTGATGTGGATTTCAAGAAGGGAAACCGTGCGCTTGCGCCGTTTGTGCATCCGGCAATCGGCGGCAAGACCGTTGCGAACAGCGGATTCCAGACAAAGAGCTACACGCCGCCGCTTATCGCGCCGGACAAAATCACAACGGCGGGCGATTTGGAAAACCGTTCGGCGGGCGAAAACATTTACAGCGGCGTAACCCCGGCGGAACGTGCCGTAACAAAGCTTGCGGACGATTTCCGCGACCTTATCGAAATGATTACCCGCCGCGAAGAATGGATGATTTCCAAGGCGTTGTTTTTTGGGAAAATCCCCATTATCGGTGAGGGCTTAAACGAAGTCATTGATTTCAATTTTACGAATAAGGAAATCCTTGACGCGTCAAAAAAATGGAATAAGGCGGAAAGCGACCCCATTTCGGATATTAAGCGTTGGCGCACGCACGTTCAGAAAACGGGTTTTGTGAACTGTAATATCTGTATTATGGCGGATGATGTGGCAACGGCGTTCATCAACCACGCGAAGGTGCAAAAGCTTCTTGACATCAACAAATACGACCTTGCCATTATCAAACCGCGGGAGCTTCCAAACGGCGCAACGTATATCGGCACAATTTCGGGCATGGGGCTTGACATCTACACATACAACGAATGGTATTTGGACGATTGGACAGACCCCGCCGCGCCTGTGAACATGCCGCTTGTGCCGGAAGGGACACTTGCGCTTCTTTCCACCAACGCGGCGTACTCTATGCACTACGGCGCAATCACGGTGCTTGACGGCAAAGGCGGCGCGGTTGAAAACTTTATCACCGTGGAAGGCACGCGCGTTCCCGATTCTTGGACAAAACGCAACCCCGCCCGCCGCTTCGTGCAGATTAGCAGCAAGCCGCTTCCGATCCCTCATGAAGTGGATAGCTGGTTTGTTGCCGAAGTGCTGTAATGCCGGGCTTCAAGGCGCAAATCCGCCGTGACATCAAGGCCGTTTTTCACAACGCAGACGAACACGCGGACAAAATAACGGTTGTATATAACGGGAAAACAAAACGCATTCCTGTTATTATCGACCATGAGGGCGCGAGAGACAGGGCCAAAGCGTCAAACGACCATGCGGACGGTGTTTTTCTGGCTGATATGACCGTTTACATATCATTCTATGACCTTGACATTGTGCCGCGGAAGGAAACGGAAATCACCATCGACAAAACAACATACAGCATTATACGGGTAGGATTCGATGCGGGCGAAATTGCGCTTGATTTGGAGCTGAGGGATGAATGATACAGAACATCACGATAGTTACGGATGAGACGTTGGAACGGATGCGCGTTATTTTACGGGATGTGCAAGGTGGTGTAGAAAAAATACTGCCAAGAATCATCGACCGCGCCCGTACAACCGCACGAGCAACGGCGCTTAAAGAAATAACAGCGGTGTATGACATTAAACAAAAAGACATAAGAGATAGGAAAAACACCACAATCAATATGTATACACAGCAATCAAATAATAAAATTGTCGGTGTTGTTTCGTATTCGGGAACTAAAATTCCATTGTATCGCTTTGGCGTGTCGCATAAAACCCCAAAAAAGTTGAATAAAAGAGTGCCAGTAATGTTTGATAACGAAACCGTTTGGGTTTCGCCCGGTGCGCCCGTTTCGGCGCGTTTACGGAAGGATAGACCCAAGACGCTTTTTAAAAACTCTTTTATTGCAAAGATGAAAAGCGGGCATTTTGGAATGTTTGAGCGTATGAATCCCAACTCAATGGAACGCTTAAAAATACGCGAATTTCCGGGTGCGTCAACGGCGGAAATGGCAGAAGAGCCAGGTGTGTTAGACAAGGTGGAAGCTGCCACAATAGACACTGCTATGAAACGGATAGAACACGAAATATCACGCATTTTACACGGGTACGGGGGGAAGTAGTATGACACCGACAATTTTGCTTGAACAATTGCAAATGTTTATTCAAGCGGCCACGGCGGAAGTGATTCTTCCCGTTCGCCCCGTGAAAAACAGGACGCTTCCGGTAAAAACGCGTCCGCGCGGAAGGACGGCGAGCGCGGACGCGGATACAGAAGCGTTCAAGGAAGAAATAACAGAGCGCGCCGCAGAGGTGCATCTTATGCGGCTTCCGGATAAGGACGCGGAAGAAAACCGTATTCCGTATATCCTTTTGCAATTTTTAACGGGTACAGACACGCAGGAGCCGGGGCAGGAAGCGGAAAGCGAAGCAAAAGTGCGGATTGTGATTGCAACATATTCCGAAAATGACAGCGAAGGCGCGCTTGATGTGTTGAACATCATAGGCAAAATCCGTTACGCGCTTTTGACTGCGGGAGAAGTCGGGCAACAATTCTTGCTCCGCAAGCCGCTGGAATGCCTTGTGTACCCGGATGATACGCGGCCATATTTTTTTGGCGAGGTTATGTCAACATGGGAAATGCCAACTATTAACAGGGAGGTAAAGCTATATGGCGAAGAACAGTAATAACGTGTCCAATTCGGACACACCGAATAATGCGCCGGAAGAAACGGCAAACGTTGCCGCGACCGTTGAGGCCCCGCCGCCGAAAAAGGCGAGACCGACGGAAAAACCGCGTTTTGAGGGTGAAACGCGGTTCATTTATGCCGGGCCGTCCCTTCCGGGCGGGCGGCTTGCAAGCCACACCATATTGAACGGTACATATGCGGAAATTGTAGACTATTACAAGGATGCAATCGCAGAATACCCGAATGTGGCGCGGCTGATTGTTCCCGCGGCACGCTTCGCGGAAACCCGCGACAAGACCAGAACCAGCGGCAACATTTTGTACAATTGGTATACGGAGATTGCGACGGCAATCAAAGCGAAGGGAGCTGTTGAATAATGGCATATTACCACGGCGTAAAAGCGCGGCAGGTTCAAACGTCTATTGCAACGCCTGTAACAGCGGCCAGCGGCGTTTCGTTTGTCGTTGGCACGGCCCCCGTTCAGATGGGGAGCGGCGGAAACATCAATGAAGTGATTATGTGCATGAACAACGGCGAGGCGGTAAGCGCATTCGGCTATTCGGACGATTGGGCGAAATACAGCTTGTGCGAAGTTATGTACAGCCATTACAGGCTATACGGAACCGCGCCCGTTTTCTTTGTGAACGTCCTTGACCCCGAGAAGCATAAAACCGCCGTCACGGCAAGCGATTACACGCTTGCAGACGGAAAAACGAAATTGTCCGTTGACGCAATCGCCGCAAGCGTTGTGATTGAGGGCTTCACGGAAAACGAGGATTACGCGCTTTTTTATGACGGGGAAGAAAACCTTGTGATTGAGGTTTTGCCCGATGGCACGATTCCCGCCGAAGCAACAAAGCTTTCCGTTGCTTTTGACAAAGTGGATCCGTCGCTTGTAACAAAGGCGGATATTATCGGCGGGTTCAATGTTGCGACAAAGCAGACAACGGGATTCGAGCTGATAGACACCGTGTTCCCGAAATACGGCATTGTTCCCGACCTTTTGCTTTGCCCTAGGTGGAGCCATGACGCAGAAGTAGCGGCGATTATGAGCGCAAAGGCGACAAATATCAACGGCGTGTTTGAAGCGAAAGCACTTATCGACGTGGACACAAACGAGGTTCGCCATTACGCGGACGCGCCCGCGTGGAAAAAGACGCAGAATATCAACGACAAAACGCAGGTGCTTTTGTTCCCTATGGTGAAGCTGGGAGATAAAGTTTTCCATGCCTCCACCCACGCGGCGGGCGTTATGGCGGCGGTTGATGCGAACAACGGCGGTTGCCCGGCGGAAAGCCCGTCAAACAAAAGGATGCAGGCAAACGCCGCCGTGTTGGCGGATGGAACGGAAGTTTTGCTTGATTTGCAACAGGCGAATTACTTAAACAGCCAGGGCATTACCACCGTTTTGAATTTCATCGGTGGTTTTGTTTTGTGGGGTAATGAAACAGCGTGCTATCCGGCGAACACAGATGCTAAGGATTATTTCCTTTGCGTTTCCCGTATGTTCGGATGGGTTTCCAACAGCTTGATTTTGACATACTGGAATCAAGTTGACAAGAAATTCAACCGCCGTTTCGTGGAAACCATCGTGGACAGTGTAAACATTTGGCTAAACGCGCTTGTCTCCGAAGAAAAGCTAATGGGCGGGCGCGTGGAGCTTGACCCCGAATTAAACACAACAATTTCGCTTATGAGCGGCAAGGCGGTTTTCCATATCTTTATGACCCCGCCAAGCCCCGCAAAGGAAATCGAATTTGTACTTGAATACGACCCGTCGTATATCACGGCGGCGTTGCTGTAGGGAGGGATAGACATGCCAAAAGTAGATGAAACAATTATCAATTTCCAAGTATACGAAAACGCCACAGATTACTACGGTATGGCAGAGGTAAAACTGCCGGAGATTTCGAACATCACAAACGAGGTGCGCGGCGCGGGTATTAACGGAGCGTTAGAAAGTGTGGTGTTAGGCCACGTGGATGCTATGACGCTGGGGCTTAACTTCCGCACACTTGTAAAAGCCGCTATCGCGCTGCATGAACCGCGCGACCACCAGCTTGAACTACGCGCGGCGCAGCAAGGTAAAGACACCGTAACGGGCAAAACAACGGTTGAAGCGGTGAAGCATGTTTTTATATGCAAGCCGAAGATGCTTAACCCCGGCGCGGTTGCGCCCGCAACGCCCGCCGATGCAAGCGGCGAATATGCCGTAACATATTGGGCGTTGTTCCTTGACGGTAAAAAGGTTCTCGAAATTGACATTTTGAACTTTATTTATAATATCAACGGCGTGGATTACCTTGCGGATGTACGGAAAGCACTTGGCAAGTAAAGGCGGCGCAGTGTCGCAAAAACATACTAAATCGGAGGTATAACATATGGATAACGAATACGGATATGAGAACGAAAGCATGAACACGGACAACGCCGCCATGGAGAGCGCAGAAATACCCGTTGCGCCGCTTCATATAGTTACAGAGGGGAATACATTGGAAAGCCAGAGCAACGCCGCAGAACGCGGCGCAGAGGGCAACAAGGGTGTTTACAATCACAAATTCAAAGTGCCGTTTGAGTTTGAGGGGAAGAAGTTTGTTGTTCTCAACTTCAATTTCGAAAAAATGACGGGGCGCGATATGCTTGCCATCGAAACCGAAATGCAAGCGAATAGTGAGTATGCGCTTGACCCCGCGTTAAGCCGGAGCTTCCAAAGCAAGATGGCGGCGCGGGCCGGCGGCATCGGTGCGGATGCGCTGGAAGCTATGCCTATGCAAGAATTTATGAAAATCACAAATGCGGCAAGAAATTTTTTGATTGCTTCGGGCTATTAAAATGCTCGAAGGGATGGTACGCGAAGGAATGTTACCGTATGGCGCGTGAAACATATACATCCATATCATTTTACGTGTCGCTAACGATTCGTGAGTTTTTCTATTGGCGGGATAACATCATTGCGGCCATGAAAGAGGACGAAAAAAAGCAGGAAAGACGCTAGGCGGGGGCAATCCCCGCCATGTGTCTTTTTTGTTTGAGGAGGTGAGGAAATGGCGGCAAGCCGCAAGGAATATGAGTTGTTAATGAAATTAACGGCGGCGCTTGGCGCAAACTTCGGTTCAACCTTCAAAACCGCTATGGACACAACAAAAAAACTACAAGACACGGTGCAGCGTTTGAATAAGGTGCAGGCCGACATTTCCGCATACAAAAAGAAGCAAGACGCGATTACCGCCAACCAAAAGAGCCTAAAGGAGCTGGGAGCGCGTCACACCAATTTGCAACAAGAGCTTTCAAGCACGACCGCGCGGGAAAAGGAATTGGAGAAGGCGCTTGTTAAAAGCGAAAAAGCAACGGGCAAAAAAACAGACGAGTACAAAGCTTTACAAGCAGAGCTGAAAAAGACACAGACCGAAAAGGACAAGCTTACAGGGCAAATAAAGGCAAACCAATCCGCGACGGAAAAGGCAACGCAAAAAATTGCGGAGGAAAAAGCGGAGCTTGCCGACCTAACAAAGCGGCTACACGATGCGGGCATTAGCACGCAGAAGCTTTCGGCGGAGAACAAAAAGCTTGAAAAGGTGTACGACCGCGTTAAAAAAAGTCAAGAAAATATCTCCAATATTAACAATGCCATAGCGGAGCAAAAACAAGCCATAACCGCGACAAAAACGGAGCTGATAAAGTCCGTAGGCGCAATCGCCGCCGCAGGGGGCGCGTTTTACGCCGGGGCCATCAAGCCCGCGATTGAGTTTCAAAGTGCGTTTGCAGGTGTTAAAAAGACCGTTGATGCTACGCCCGAAGAATTTGCGAAGCTGGAAGCGGGCATACGTGATTTGGCAAAAGCGCTTCCCGTTGCCGCGCCGGAAATCGCGGCGGTATCGGAAGCCGCAGGGCAGTTGGGTATACAGACCCCCAATATTTTATCATTTACACGGACAATGATAGATTTGGGCGAAAGTACAAACCTATCCGCAACGGAAGCGGCGGACAGCCTGTCACGGTTCGCAAATATCACAGGCATGTCACAAGCCGATTTTAACAAGCTGGGAAGCGTCATTGTACAGCTGGGCAACAATTTTGCTACAACAGAAGCGGAAATTGTTGATATGGCAATGCGTTTGGCTGGCGCGGGCGCACAGGTTGGGTTAAATGAATCGCAAATCATGGGCCTTTCCGCCGCGTTGTCCAGCGTTGGTATTGAATCGGAAATGGGCGGTAGTGCAATCAGCAAGACTCTTTCCAGTATGTCCGTAGCGGCCAGCACAGCATCAAAATTGAATGCGATACTGGATGATACGGGAATGTCGCTACGTGACTTGCAAATGATGGCAAGTCATGAGGGAAAGGCGTTTGGCGGTTTGGCCGAGAGCTTTGGCATGACGAAAACCGAATTGAACGCGTTGCTTAAAAATGGCGTGAATCTTGATAACTTTGCTAAAATTGCGGGTGTAACGGGCGATGAATTTAAAACAGCGTTTGAGAAAGACGCGGTAAAGGCGTTACAAAGCTTCATCGGCGGGCTTGCGGGTGCGGAAGAACAGGGCGAAAGTGCCATTGAAATGTTGCAAGAAATGGGCTTGACGGAAGTACGGCTTCGCGATACGCTGCTACGCGCCGCGAACGCGTCCGACCTGTTCAACGATTCGCAAGCAATGGCGGTTTTGGCATGGGAGGAAAACAACGCCCTTGCCAAAGAAGCCGCGCAGCGGTATGAAACCGTTGAAAGCCTTATCGCAATCATGAAAAACAATTTTAGCGATATTGCTTTATCGCTGGGAAATGTATTTCTTCCGCACCTCGCGGAAGCGACGAAATACATAGCGGAGCTGGCGGGCAAAATATCCGCTTTCGCACAGGAAAACCCGGAATTGATTGCAACACTCGCGAAGGTTGCGGCGGGGCTGGCCGGGATGAAAGTTGCCGGGCTTGGCGCAAAGCTTGGGTTCCAAGAAATAACGCAGGGCGTGAATTTTGCTAAAAAGGGTTTAGCATTGTTCCAAGGTAAGCTTGCGGAGAGCGCAGCGGCAGCGGCTACAGGCGGCGGAAAAATAGCGACATTAGGTAAATCGCTTTCCGGCTATTTCGGTGGCATTGATACCGCCATGAGCAAATTCGACTTCGCTAAAAAGCTGATGGGAGATTTCGATGCTGGAAGCTTGGGACAGGTTATACAAGGGCATATAAGCGGTGCTATAAACACGGCAACCGGGCCGTTACAAGCGCTGGGGAATAATATAACGAAAAAACTTGGCGGGATAGGAAAAGATATAGCCGCCGGGCCGCTTGGCAAAATCGGCGGTGTTTTCCAAAACCTAGGTAAAACGGCGGGTGCAGTGCTGGGCGGGCCGTTAAAAGGGCTTGGAAGCCTATTCGGCGGCCTTTTTAGCAAAGTTATGCCGATTATCGCCATTGTTTCCTTGCTTTCCATGCTATTTGTCAAGTTGAACGGCGGCGATATATCCGCGTTTATGAAACCGCTGATTGATGCGTTTAACGAGGCGAAGCCTACACTGGAAGCATTGAAAGAGCAGTTTATGGAGCTTGGCAAGAACTTAATGCCGTTATTACTTGATGCGGCGAATAAGCTTGCGCCGTTGTTTTTTGAGATAGCGGCGGCGATTTTGCCCGTTTTGGTATCGCTCATGGGTGCGCTAATGCCAATCATTCAAATGGTTGCAGAAACCATTCTTCCCGTGTTGCTGCAAGCATTGGGCGAAATCATGCCGATTTTAACGGAGCTTATTACAAGCGTGTTCCCAATTTTAACGGCTATCATTGAAAAACTTACACCTATCATAGCAACGATGGCAAAGGTGTTAGCGGACGGGCTTGCCGGAGGCATTACCGCGGCGATTGAAGCCATAAAGCCCGTGCTTGACAATTTGATTGCCATGTTTAAGTCCATTCTTTCATTCGTTAACAATGTTTTTGCGGGAAACTGGGCGGGCGCATGGGAGGATATAAAAAATATTTTCGGCAATGCGTTTGGTGCGCTTGTAGAGCTGGTGAAAGCCCCGTTCCGTGTAATAATCGGTGCAATCAACGGAGTAATCGGCGGGCTTAACGGTATGAAAATTCCGGATTGGGTACCGGGGCTTGGCGGCAAAGGCATTAACATTCCGCTTATCCCGACATTTTCAAAAGGAACCAACTACACGCCCGACACCTTCATTGCCGGCGATATAAACGGCAAAGGCGGCGAGCTTGTTACGGGCGCACGGGGCCGCAAGGTATTCACAGCGGCGGAAACCTCCGCCATATTTGACAATATAAAAGCGGCGAACGCGTTCAACAGAACGCCCGCGGCTATGCCGCAAATGCCGATTACCTGCGGCGGGGAACAATCCTTTGTGATACAGTACAGCCCGACAATTTACGTTGACGGGAACACGCCGGGGGATTTGGAAGAAAAGTTACGGCAGAACAATGAATCATTGCTACAGATGTTCAAGGAATTTTTGCGGCAGCAGACGGACAAGGAAAGGCGGACAGCGTATGCCTAAAACCTATATCACGACTTCGGGCGATAAGTGGGATTTGATTGCTAAAAAGACGCTTGGGAATGAAATGCATATGAACGCGCTTATGCAAGCAAACATCCGGCATCGAAACACTTTCATCTTCCCCGCCGGGATTGAGCTTGTTATCCCTGATATACCCGCAAAGCCGCCCGAAGGGTTGCCGCCATGGAAACGGGGGCGGCCTGTATGAGCGTTGCCGAGCTTGCAAGACGTACCGAAATACAAGTTTCCGTTAACGGCGTGGACGTATCGGGGGACATCAATAAATATTTGCTTCAACTGACGTTTACCGACCACGAAGAAGATAAAACAGATGATTTACAACTTTCCCTCGACGACCGCGAGGGAACGTGGATAGGCGAATGGCTTGCGGGTGCGTCCGATTCGGACACAGCCGCCGCCACGGTTCCCGTATCGGACGGTACGCTTAAAACGGGGGATGTTGTAGAGTTCACGGGCGGCAATCATTTTGTAAGTTCGGTTGCCGCCGCCCCTGCGGGCGGAAATCGCACGCCGGGCAAGGCGAAGCTTACATTGATTGCGAAAGGCGCGGCGCACCCGTATCACGTTATCGGCGGCGCGTATTCGGATGTGGGCGGCACATCAAACGTATACGGATGGGTGAATACGGAGCAGATACAAGCAATCGGCGGAGCCGGCGGAGAAAAGGGTAACGGCGCGGATGCAAATGCGTCAACCGAGGGAAACGCAAACGGCGGGGCCGGCAGCGGTATTAAAGGCGCTGCGCTTTCCGCTGTGATTGTGCAAAAGAACTGGGAAAGTGACGGAAAAGACCGCGTTCTTGATTGCGGTACGTTCGAGATTGACAGCATAGACGCAGGTGGACCGCCCGCTACGGTTTCCATCAAAGCAACGTCGCTTCCCTATTCTTCAACCGTCCGCACGGCGCAAAAAACGCGGGCGTGGGAGAAAATCAAGTTATCGGCAATCGCGGATGATATTGCAAACAAAAACGGAATGGCTTGCATGTATGAATCATCGTATGACCCGTTATATACGCGCCGCGAACAAGTGCAAACGTCGGATATTGTGTTTTTGCAAGGGTTATGCAAGGATGCGGGCATTTCGCTGAAGGTGACGGCGAAAACGATTGTGCTATTCGATGAAGCGGAATATGAGCAGAAGCCGACCGTCCGCAGGATTGAACGCGGCAAGGCGGATGTTATCAGCTACCGCTTCGGCACATCAACCAACGATACGCAATACAGCAATTGCCATGTCATCTATACCGACCCGCAGACGAAGCAGACAATCGAATACACCTACACGCCGCGCGGAAGCGACAAGAACGGGCAAACACTTGAAATCAACGAAAAAGTGAACACCCGCGAGGAAGCGCGGCTTCTTGCCATGAAGCGGCTACGGCAGAAAAACAAAGCGGAGTTTTCGGCAGAGTTTACGCTTGTGGGCGACGGTTCACTTGTGGCGGGGGTGACGGTTGGCGTTGCGGGTTATGGTATGTTTGATGGAAAATATATCATCGAAACGGGAACGCATAACGTGACGGCCAGCGGGTACACCTTGCAAGTAAAGCTTCGGCGCATATTGGAGGAATACTGATGCTTACGGACAAGCAGTTTCGGGCGTTTGCAAATATTGTGCGCGTCGGCAAGGTAAGTTCTGTTGACGCAAGAAAAGGCACGGCGCGGGTTGCGTACATGGACAAGCCGGATACAGAGGGAAAGCCTCTTGTTTCCGCGCCGTTGAAAATCGTATCGCAGGGCGGCGCGTGGTTGCCGACCGTCGGGCAATTTGTTTTATGCCTATACCTTTCGCACGGGGAAAGTGACGGTTTTGTGATAGGGGGGATTTAATGGCTATTATCGGGACGTTGGGCGATATTGTTTTTGCGGTATCCAAAAACGAGGTGAAAACGTTCGAAGATATGAAGTGGGAGAGTTCCGCACAATATGCCACGCATAACCGCCACTTGAAAGACGTTTTACTCGAATTTACAGGTACAGACGCAGACAAAATCAATTTTACAATGCATTTTTCCGTGTTCTTAGGCGTTGACCCAATGGCGGAGCTTGTGAAGATTCTGGAAGCGGAGCGGAGCGGCAAAACAATGCGGCTTGTGATTGGGAGTAAGGCCTACGGAAAAAACAAGTGGGTAATCACTGGTACATCCAAAGCCCTTCAAACATTTGACAACAAGGGGAATTTGCTTGTTGCAAATGTATCTATATCACTTTCGGCATATGCGGGGAGGTAATGCAATGTTATATACAATCACGGCGAACGTAAACGGCACAATACAATTCACGCCGCAAACGCTTGCCGAAGAAGTGCTTCAAAATGTAGTTATGATACTAACGACCATCAAAAACACGGCCCCGCTTTACCGCGATTTCGGCCTTTCCGCCCGGTTCCTCGACATGCCAACACCCGCGGCGGAAGCAAAGCTTGTGGCGGAGCTATTCGACGCGCTGGCGGAATATGAGCCGCGGGCGGAGGTTACAAGCATATCATTCGAGCGGAATGAACGAACCGGGAAGCTATGCCCGCGCTTGGAGGTGAACATACATGACGAATAAAACAATTCGGCAATGCCTTGGCGGCATAGGCGAGCAGTTCCCGCAGGGAACGACCAGCCCCGATATAAGCTTTGTTAATACCGACGCGGAAACCCTTGTAAACACAATGATACAAGCATATGAAGTTATTGCGTTACGGAAGCTGCACCCTGCCGACCCCGTCCGTGTTTTTATTTTGTGGATTGCTGACATTATTGCGCAGGAACGGACAATTATCAATGAATCTGCGCGGCAAAACATACCGCGTTACGCGGAGGGGGATTATTTGGATTCCCTCGCGGAGCTGTTCAAGGACACGGAACGGCTAAAACCCGCCGCTGCAATAACAACATTGCGCTTCTATCTATCCGCGCCGCAGTTGTCCACGCAGATTATACCGCGCGGAACGCGGGCAACGGTAGGCGGTGAAATCATGTTTGAAACCACGGAAACGATACATATACCGCCGGGCGCAACGCATGGCGAAGCCGCCTCAGTTTGCCAAACGGCGGGCGAAATCGGCAACGGTTATGCACCCGGTGGTATAACGGAGCTGGTGGACATATACCCGTTTTATGAGCGCATGGAGAACACTACAACGAGCGAGGGCGGCGCGGACATAGAAACCGACGCGCATTTTTACGAACGCTTACGGGACAGCATGGAGGCCTTTTCTACGGCGGGTTCTGTTGGTTCGTATGTGTATTGGGTGAAAACGGCTTCGCAGAAGATTACGGATGTAAAGCTGACAAGCCCGGAGCCGGGCGTTGTGGACATTCGCGTTTTGCTTGAGAACGGGGAATTTCCCGATTCCGAAATGATACAGCACATACACGCCACGCTGGACGGCAAACGGCCAATGACCGACACTGTAATTGTGTCCGAACCGAATACGCGCCCGTTTGACGTGGATTTTGTATATTACTTGCCACGCCAAATAGTAGACAGCACAACGGCGATAAAAACCGCCGCAGAAGCCGCTGTAAGCGCATATCTATATTGGCAAACGGAGCGGATGGGGCGTGATATAAACCCCGATGAATTGCGGTATCGGCTGAAAACGGCGGGCGTGAAGCGGG